CCCTCGTGCGCACAACCGCGAAATGGGACGGATTTTTAGCAGGGACGAAATATGGCCGGAAGACGACCGACACCGACCGCGTTAAAGCTGGTGAAGGGCAATCCTGGCAAACGCGCAATCAACAAGAAGGAACCGAGGCCCGCCCGGGAGATTCCGAGCGCCCCTGCGCACCTTACCGATGAGGGAAAGGTTGCATGGGGTCGCTTGACTGTCCTGCTGGACAGAATAGGCGTGCTGACCGAGGCCGACGCAATGGCCTTGGAGCGGCTATGCGACTGCTATGCCGAGATTCTGGCCCTCCGCACTCTGGTTGACGAGAAGGGCCGCACGTACGAGACAGTCAGCACGGCAGGGGAAATGGTCATCAAGGCCAATCCTGCCGTCCCTATGCTTGCCGATGCAGATCGGCGCTTCAAGAGTTATCTGGTCGAGTTCGGGCTGACGCCTGCAGCCAGGTCAAAGGTACAAGCCAAGCCGAATGACGACGAGAAAGAAGACCCCATGCAGGAGTTCTTCGGGTAACGATCCTGCAACGCAGTACGCACAAGAAGTCGTCAGCGGTGAACGCATAGCTGGGCCGGATATTCGCAACGCCTGCGCCCGGCATCTGAAAGATATTGAGGAAGGCGGCAAGCGGGGCCTGGCTTGGGATGTTGAAGAGGCGAATAAGGCGATTCGGTATTACCGCAGCGTCCTAAAGCTCAACGGCGGGGACTTCGAGGGCAAGCCATTCGAGCTTTTGCCTTGGCAATGTTTCGTCGTCGGAAGTCTCTTCGGCTGGAAGGGATCGGATGGGCACAGGCGGTTTCGTGTTGCATACGTTGAAACCGGGAAGGGCTCCGGAAAGTCGCCTCTCGCTGCCGGCGTTGGGCTCAAGGGGCTGACCGCTGATGGCGAAGCGCGTGCCGAGGTGTACGCGGCAGCCACGAAGAAGGATCAGGCAATGATCCTGTTCCGTGATGCTGTGGCGATGGTGCAGCAGTCCCCGGAGCTGTCCAAGCGCCTGACAACGAGCGGCACGGGCCAAAACATCTGGAACCTTGCCTATCTGCAGACCGGATCGTTCTTCCGCCCGATCAGCTCGGACGATGGGCAGTCCGGGCCGCGCCCACATATGGCGCTGATCGACGAGGTGCACGAGCACAAGACGAACCATGTCGTCGAGATGATGCGAGCGGGCACCAAGAGCCGCAAACAGGCCATGATCTTCATGATTACCAACTCGGGCAGCAACAAGCTAGGCCCGTGCTGGAGCTATCACGAGTACGGCTCTGATGTAGCGGCGGGCCGCAAGGCTGACGACGCATTCTTCTCGTTCATTTGCTCGTTGGACGAAGGCGACGACCCGATACAGGACGAGTCCTGCTGGTACAAGTCGAACCCCTCTTTGCAGGATGCCGACCTGCCGGGGATGAAGTATCTGCGCGAGCAGGTCACGGAAGCCCGAGGAATGCCCAGCAAGGAGGCGATGGTGCGTCGGCTGAACTTCTGCCAATGGACCGGCGCGGAGTCGCCCTGGATCAGTGGCGACGTATGGAAAAAGGCTGGCAAGGATTTCGACTGGCGCGAGCTACGTGGTCGCAGGGCATACGGCGGGCTCGATCTGTCTAGCACTACAGACTTGACTGCCCTCGTGTTCCTTGTTGAGCCGGTTCTTGATGGCGAGCCCTGGCTGCTGGTGCCCTTCGCGTGGCTTCCTGATGACGGGCTAGAGCGCAAGGCCGAAACCGACCGGGTGCCCTATGCGCAGTGGAAGGCGCTGGATTACCTGCAGACAACGCCAGGAAAGGCGATCAGCAAGCGTGCCGTCGCGCAGCGGCTGTCGTCCCTGTGCGAGTTCTTTGATGTGGTGTCTGTGGCTTATGACCGCTGGCGCATCGAGGACTTCCTTGCCATGGCGAATGACGAGGGGATAACACTGCCGGACATGGTCCCCTGGGGCCAGGGCTACAAGGATATGAGCCCCGCGGTCGAGCACTTCGAAGAAATGCTGTTGAACGGCAAGCTGGCCCATCCGAACCACCCGGTTCTGGACTGGTGCGCGAACAACGCAGTAACCACGACTGACGATGCGGGGAACCGCAAGCCCAGTAAAGAGAAGGCTACGGGCCGGATTGACCTCGTCGTCGCGGCAATTATGGCCGCTGGAATCGCGGCTAAGGCCGATGACGGCGGGGACATTGACGGATTTTTCGATAACCCGATTATGGTAGGAATCTGATGGCTGACAAGAAGAAGCCGGGTCGGGTGAAGTCGGCCTTATTGAACTGGCTTGGCGTACCTATACACCTAACCGACGGCACCTTCTGGGACGAATGGTCGGGCAGAACGTCGACAAGTGGCCAGAACGTATCGGTGGACTCAGCTATGCAGCTGGCCGCCGTCTGGGCCTGTGTTCGGCTTATCGCTGAGACGGTGTCGACGCTGCCGGTGAAGGTTTATCGTCGCCGCGCAGACGGCTCCAGGGAAACGGCACGCGATCACCCCCTTCACCGATTGCTTAGCCAGTCCCCTAATGCGGAGATGACGCCCGGGCGATTCATGCTGCTGCTCGTCGCGAGCATATGCCTTCGGGGCAATGCCTTCGTGGAGAAGGTCAAGGTCGGCCGGCGCGTTGTGGCATTGATTCCGCTGCTGCCGCAGTGCATGTCGGTCAAGCGCCTGGAGAATGGCCGGCTCGAGTACACCTACACGGAAGAGGGCGGCAAGCGCGTTATCCCCGTCGACAACATCATGCACATCCGAGGCTTCGGGCTCGATGGCGTCTGCGGCATGCATCCAGTCATGGAGGGCCGCGATGTGTTTGGGGCCGCCATGGCAGCAGAAGAGGCGGCTGCCCGGGTTTTCTCGCAGGGCCTACAGTCCTCTGGTGTGCTGACGCACGAGAGCGGAACCTTGAAGCCCGAGCAGCGCGAGAAGATTCGGCAGAGCCTGGCGACCTTCGCCGGATCAAAGAACGCCGGCAAGCTGATGGTGCTAGAGGCGGGCCTGAAGTACCAGGGCATCACCATGAACCCGGAAGCGGCGCAGATGCTGCAGACCCGGGCGCTGAACGTGGAGCTGATCTGCAGCTGGTTCAAGGTCCCGCCGTTCATGATCGGGCACATGGACAAGCAATCCAGCTGGGCCGCGAGCGTGGAAGCGCAGAACATGCACTTCCTGACCAACTCATTGCGCCCAATTCTAGACAACATCGAGCAGGAAATATCGCGCTGCCTGATTGACCCGGCAGAGCGCGATGTGATCTATGCGGAGTTCGCGGTTGAGGCACTTTTGCGTGCCGATAGCGCCGGTCGTGCTGCCTACCATTCGACGGCCCTGCAGAACGGCTGGATGAGCCGAAACGAGGTAAGGGCATTGGAGAACATGGCCCCCATCCCGGGAGGCGACATGTACACAGTTCAGGTCAATTTGTCCCCGCTGGATCAGCTCGGGCGCGCCCTGGCCACTCAAGACTGAAGGGAGTACCCACATGACAATTCGAAGCCTGCCGGCCGCGCCGGCTGCTTTGTCGCGCCCCGGCGTTTCGAGCGATATATCACCCAAGGCTCTCGAGCGCTGGAACCCGGCCATTCAGGCCGCAGCGCAGGACGATGCCAGCATCTCCATCTTCGACCAGATCGGCTATGACGGCTGGACGGGCGAAGGCACGACTGCAAAGAGGATCGCAGCAGCGCTCCGGAGCATGAACGGCGCAGATGTGACCGTCAACATTAATTCCCCTGGCGGCGATGTGTTCGAGGGCTTGGCTATCTACAACCTTCTGCGCGAATACAAAGGCGCGGTGACGGTGAATGTCTTGGGTCTCGCAGCTTCTGCTGCATCGTTCATTGCTATGGCCGGAGACGAGGTGCGGATTGCACGAGCCGGTTTCCTCATGATTCATAACTCATGGGTGATGGCGGTAGGCAACCGAAACGACCTTCGGGAGGTTGCGGAGACGCTGGAGCCGTTTGACCGCGCCATGGCTGACATCTACGCCGCAAGGACAGGCCGGAACCAGGACGAAATGCTTGCCTTGATGGATGCGGAGACATGGATAGGCGGCAGCGATGCCATCGAGGCGGGCTTTGCCGACGATCTGCTGTCTGCTGATCAGGTAGCGGAGTCAGAAGGTGCGAGCGCATCGGCTAGCAACGCCATCAAGCGCATCGACCTGCTCATGGCCCGACAGAACATCCCGCGCTCTGAGCGCCGCAGGCTCATCCACGAAATCAAGTCCAGCACGCCCAGCGCTGCTGGAAACGGTACGCAGAACGCTGCCGACACGGGCCTTACCGCCCAAGCCACCGCCGACCTGCTCCAGGCCATCGCCCGGTTTCAGTCGGCAGCAACTACTACCCAATAAGGAACACACCATGACTACGACTCCCGAAGATCTCTTGAAGCAGGTCACGGCATCGCTCGAGAAGGCGTCCAGCGATTTCAGCAAGAAGGCTGAAGACGCGCTCAAGGAAGCCAAGAATGCTGGCACGCTGTCTGCCGAAACAAAGGCCGCAGTCGACCAGATGGCGACTCAGTACAACACCCTGACGCAAGCGCAATCCAAGCTGCAGGCCCAGCTTGGTGAGGTGGAGCAGGCATTCGCAGCAATTCCGCAGCATCCCGCTTCGGCAGGCCGCGCTCGCACGGCGGGGGAGGAGGTCGCCGCATATGATGGCCTTAAAGCCTTTGCGTCCAGCCTCGAGGGCGGAAAGCGCCTGAGCGTGCCGGTCCCCCGCGCCGCTCTTCTGTCGCCTGACGTGGCGGAAGGCGTGGTCGAACCCCAGCGTCTGCCCGGCATCGACGCTATGCCCCGACAG